TTAATAAAACTCTATACCCGTAATCTTCAATGAGTTCTGGCGCTTCCCTTTAATTCCTTTTACATATTCAAAATGAATGTTTTTGATTGCCATCTTTATGAATTCAGTTTTTAACTCATCTTCCATTAATTCCCAGCCGTTTAGCAATGAATACTTGAAATTTTTAATCTTCTCATAGTTAAAAGTCTTACCCTTATCATTATCCTTGCGCTTTTCATACTCATGTATTTCTTTGTCAATACGACTTATTATTGGAAAAGCTTCATCCTTATCCATCATACCTTCTATAAAAAGTGTTTGACATCTAGCGCGTTCTTTTCGCAACTTTTCAATATCGATGCCGACATCTTCTATTTCTTTAGGTTGGTTTTCGATTTTATATGATGTTAAATCAAATTGTTTTAGATAATTGTAAAATTGTTTTAAAACCTCGCCTTCGTCGATGTTACATGCATTTTTATTTTTAGTATTTTTGCAGTTAGAACAAAAGTATAGTTTAGAATACCAAACTTCTTTATTTTTAGGCGTATGCTTGACTGTGTTTAAAGTCAATTTCTGGTTACAGTTTGGACATAATAGTTTACTTCTGAAAATAGCGTTATGTTTTACGATTGTAGAGTTAGTTTTTTCACTTATCCTTAATTTTATTTCTTCGTATTCTTCTTCACTTATAATAGCTTCGTGGGTGTTTTCGACGAATATGTCACCGAAAACAAGATGACCTCTAGCTACCGGACTCGTTAGAGCATTGCCTATAACTGATCTGTGCCAGTTTTTACCTAAGGGTGCTTTGTATTTAGAGTTGTTCAATTTTATAGTTATTTCTCTTAAACTAGTACCTTTTTTCGCTTCTTCTACTGCAAATCGTAATACTTTTTTATATTCATTAGGCACAAATTTATCGTTTACTCTGTCGTAATAGAAAGGAGGGACAGTTTTAGCTAACCCTTTTCTAGCTGATGCGCGTCGACCCATTGCAGTACGCTCTTGAATTGTAGTACGCTCCCACTCTGCCATAGCACCTACTAATGTTACGAACAAACGTCCCATAGCAGAAGTTGTGTCATATACTTCTGTTGCGCTCCTAAACAACACGTTTTTATTCTCAAACAATTCTAGTATCTCTAGTAAGTCTTTAACACTTCGAGTTAATCGATCTAGTTTATAGACTAAAACCAAATCAAAATTATCTATTTCATTCAACATTTCTTGTAAAGCGGGTCTGTCTTTTTTAGCTCCGGAGTATCCAGCGTCAGTATATACTTTATGAATTTTCCAGTCGTTTATGTCGCTGTAAGCTCTTAATTTTCTTTCTTGTTCTTCGATAGAGTGTCCTTTTTCTTTTTGTTCAAGTGTACTCACTCTAGTATAAATTGCTACTTTCATGTGCTCCCTCCTCAAAATTGGCAAAAAATAATAAGGGTAGGCGGGCTACCCGTGATTTTAGTACTAGCTACTAAATGTGATATAATAAAATAAAAAGTAGGTGATGAAATGTGTGTAAAATTTACTGACGCAGAAATAGCTTATATAAAAGAATCAGTTGAAAATTATAGTAGTGAATTTGATATTTATGACGATGAACAAGAACTTAAATTAAAAATTTATGAACAAATTATGTTAAAAATCAAATCTGAATACAAGGATACCTATTTATTCCGTCTTATTAATTGATTTGGTATATTCTCTTAATATTTTTTCGTTTTCATCAACAATGTCTTTTAGTGTGTTTAAAAGAAAGTCACAATCACCTTTGGCTACTGCACCAGCTTGTGAATGGTTGATTATGTTTCTCATACTATACGCAATTTCTACCCGTTTTTTGGTTCTATAATTTACTTTACCTTCTTTAGTTAATTCTCCTAATAATTTTGTGTACATAGTTGAATCGGTGTCTTTATGTTTGATTTTATTAACTTTTTTTAATTTGATTAAAAACGTTTCTATAGCAACAGCAAAGGTTGCTGCAGCTGGCAAATACAATTCCCTTTTATAAGCTTGTAATCCTTGTTCTATTTGATAAGAAAAAGTTATATCATCAACAATCTCTTTCATACTATTTAAATCTAAGTGGTTGAACGGTTGTATTTCATCATGTGCTTTGTTTATCAATCTTTCTTTCGACTTCGATATCAATGTATTGTAATGATCGTTAGCTAATCTTTTGCCATAATTAAAAAATAAATCTAAATTGTTTTGTAATATTACGGTCCCGATATATTTTCCGTAGTAAATAGATGTGTAATAAATGTAATTATTAAAATCTAATAATCCGGATTGTTCTTCTACATACTTTTTAGAATCATATATGTATGAAGTAAAGTGTTTAGACAAATATTTGATATCAATATTACGAAAATTATATATTTCTTTTAATTTACTGTCATTTGAGATAACGACGATGCAAGGTTCTTCAAAAAAAGATTGATTTAGATAAAATATCGAAATCTTGTAATCGTCTTTTCTCATGAATGGGAAAGCTTCTGGATTGCTACTAAACTGATAATTGTATCTGTTTTCAACTACATATTTGTAGCCTTCTAAAAATTTACGCAAGTATTCTTTTAAAGTTTTATTCTCTTCCATCCCTCATCCTCCTCGCGCCACATAGGCGTTATTAATCACAATACAACTTTGCCCATTACTTTAATATTACTAAACGAAGCGACTTTGATATCATCATACTTCGGATTTAGAGATACCAAATTAATATAGTCTTCGCATATATCTACACGCTTGATAAGACTTACTCCATCTAATACAACGAGTGCAATTGTACCATCTTTAATAGAATCTTCTTTCTTAATAAAAGCGTATGTTCCTTGTTTTAACATAGGTTCCATTGAATCACCATTAACTAAAATACAAAAATCAGCATTTGATGGCGTTTCGTCTTCTTTAAAAAATACTTCTTCATGCAATATGTCATCATATAATTCTTCTCCTATGCCAGCACCAGTTGCACCACATGCAATATACGATACTAGTTTAGACTCTTTATATTCATCTATAGAAGTGACTTTATTCTGTTCATCTAATTGCTCATTTGCGTAGTTAAGTACGTTTTTTTGTCTTGGAGGCGTGAGTTTACTGTATATGGAAGTGATGTCGTTTTTTTTATTATTTCTTGTAGGAAACAAATCATCGATACTGATATTTAAAATATGAGCAATTTCAAACAAATCATCTTGTTTAGGAGTTCTGTACCCTGTCTCATAATTTGAAATAGTAGCCTTTTTAGTGTTGAGTTTTTCTCCAAGTTGATCTTGAGTTAAGTTCAATTTGGTTCTATAGTATCTGATTTTATTGCCTATAAATTTCGCTAATTCTTTTTTATCCATTTTCTTACCTCCTTAAATTTACCTATAGTATAACCCAATTATTTTTGGTATTCAACAAAAAAATACACGAAAAGCAAACTTTTATGTTGACTCAAGTACACGTATCGTGTATAGTTAGTTTTGTAAGCGGGAGGTGACAACATGCAATGGAATTTAATAAAGTTGAGAAAAGAAAGAAAGTGTACTCAAGAAGATTTAGCAAACCTCTTGAATATATCAACTGAAGGTTATCGTTTAAAGGAATTAGGAAAGCATCAATTTAAGAATGATGAGATGTTTATTATCGCTGATTTTTTTGACGAAAATATTGGAGATATTTTTTTACCCACAAAGTACACGAAACGCAAACAAACATCTTAAAAGGAGGAACGAACAATGCAAGCATTACAAACATTTAATTTTAAAGAGCTACCAGTAAGAACAGTGGAAATTGAAAACGAACCTTATTTTGTAGGAAAAGATATTGCTGAGATTTTAGGGTATGCAAGGACAGACAATGCCATCAGAAATCATGTTGATAGCGAGGACAAGCTGACGCACCAATTTAGTGCATCAGGTCAAAACAGAAATATGATCATTATCAACGAATCAGGATTATACAGTTTAATCTTCGATGCTTCTAAACAAAGTAAAAACGAAAACATTAGAGAAACCGCTCGGAAATTCAAACGATGGGTAACATCAGATGTCCTACCAGCTATTCGAAAACACGGTATATACGCAACAGACAATGTAATTGAACAAACATTAAAAGATCCAGACTACATCATTACAGTGTTGACTGAGTATAAGAAAGAAAAAGAGCAAAACTTACTTTTACAACAAGAAATTGGAGAGCTAAAACCCAAAGCAGACTATGTAGATGAAATCTTAAAGTCAACTGGAACATTAGCTACAACTCAAATCGCGGCAGACTACGGTATATCAGCACAAAAGTTAAACAAACTACTACACGAAGCTAGATTACAACGAAAAGTGAATAAACAGTGGGTGCTTTACTCAGAACACATGGGCAAGAGTTACACAGATTCAGACACTATAACAATTGTGCGTTCTGATGGCAGAGAAGACACAGTTTTACAAACTAGATGGACACAAAAAGGCAGATTGAAAATACATGAAATCATGACTGAATTCGGTTATGAAGCTAATTTAGGGGGAGCGTAAATGACACCAGAACAAAAAGAAAAGCTAAACAATATAGTATTAACACTTTATGCAGTTAAAGAAAACAAAAGTCAAACATACACACACAAAGATACTCTTACTGTGACATATGCAGGCGAGATTGAGCACACTTACGAAGTCGACAGAGAGAAACACCTTGAATCAATGATTGAGTGGGCAATTGACCAAATCGAACAGCACTTTGATTTAGACGAAGAAGAATAACACACAATTGAACAAACAACTTAATAGGAGGAATTATCAATGAACACACTATACAAAACAACCTTCCTCATCACAATGGCAGTTGCGACTTGGAAGGTTTGGAAGATTGAGAAAAACACAAGATTTAAACTTAGAAATTTTGATTATCCAAAAATTAATAATGCTCAGAGCAAATCATTGTTGGATATTGCTAGTCACGATTTAAAAGATATTTAACTGTATTCAAAATTTTCATATCTTGTTGAGCTTTTAAGCTTTCGTATAAAGCTATTGAATAAATAATTTCGTAAGATACGTTTTCAGGAGCATCTTCTTTCAACTTATTTATTCTATCTCTAAAAAAGTCACTGTCACCACCGAATTCTTTTTCGGCTTGATTACTAAGTTCACCAAAGAAATTTTGAAAATCATTAAATTCCATACTTATCACCTCATTTCACTAGGAGATAACTAAATTATACACGAAAGGAATGGTAGAAGTGCCACCACACATTCAACAAATGTTATACGAAATCCAGTTAAAAGCTGGTATACCTCAAAAATTAATGGAAATGCAAGGTTTGATAAACGATGAAACAACCAAAGAGGAGAAAAAAGAAAATGAGTAACATTTATAAAAGCTACCTAGTAGCAGTACTATGCTTCACAGTCTTAGCGATTGTACTCATGCCGTTTCTATACTTCACTACAGCGTGGTCAATTGCGGGATTCGCAAGTATTGCAACTTTCATATTCTATAAAGAATACTTTTATGAAGAATAAAAAACTGCTACTTGCGCCAACAAGTAACAGTATCAAACAAAACACTTAAGAAAAAATTCATGTTCAATATAAAACGAAAAACGGAGGAAGTCAAGATGTATTACGAAATAGGCGAAATCATACGCAAAAATATTCATGTTAACGGATTCGATTTTAAGCTATTCATTTTAAAAGGTCATATGGGCATATCAATACAAGTTAAAGATATGAACAACGTACCAATTAAACATGCTTATGTCGTAGATGAGAATGACTTAGATATGGCATCAGACTTATTTAACCAAGCAATAGATGAATGGATTGAAGAGAACACAGATGAACAGGACAGACTAATTAACTTAGTCATGAAATGGTAGGAGGTCGCTATGAAGCAGACTGTAACTTATATCATTCGTCATAGGGATATGCCAATTTATATAACTAACAAACCAACTGATAACAATTCAGATATTAGTTACTCCACAAATAGAAATAGAGCTAGGGAGTTTAACGGTATGGAAGAAGCGAGTATCAATATGGATTATCACAAAGCAATCAAGAAAACAGTGACAGAAACTATTGAGTACGAGGAGGTAGAACATGACTGAACAAACTAATCAAGATGTCGATATTTTAACGCAACTAGGTGTAAAAGACATCAGCAAACAAAATGCAAACAAGTTTTATAAATTTGCGATATACGGCAAGTTCGGTACTGGTAAAACTACGTTTTTAACAAAAGATAACAATACCTTAGTACTAGATATAAATGAGGACGGAACAACGGTAACAGAAGATGGGGCAGTTGTGCAGATTAAGAATTATAAGCATTTTAGTGCAGTGATTAAAATGCTGCCTAAAATTATTGAACAACTAAGAGAAAACGGAAAACAAATTGATGTTGTAGTGATTGAAACAATCCAAAAGTTACGTGATATCACTATGGACGACATCATGGACGGTAAATCAAAGAAACCGACATTTAATGATTGGGGCGAGTGTGCTACACGCATTGTAAGTATTTATCGTTATATTTCTAAATTACAAGAACATTATCAATTTCATCTTGCTATAAGCGGACACGAGGGCATTAACAAAGACAAAGATGATGAGGGAAGTACTATCAATCCAACAATCACGATAGAGGCACAAGACCAAATAAAAAAAGCAGTCATCAGTCAATCTGACGTGTTAGCAAGAATGACAATAGAAGAACATGAGCAAGACGGCGAAAAAACTTATCAATATGTACTTAACGCTGAACCATCAAATTTATTCGAGACAAAGATAAGACACTCAAGCAACATCAAAATTAACAACAAACGTTTCATTAATCCAAGTATTAACGATGTTGTACAAGCAATTAGAAATGGTAATTAAAAATTAATTAAAAGGACGGTATAAAAATTATGAAAATCACTGGTAGAACACAATACATTCAAGAAACTAATCAAGAGGCATTCATGAAAGGTGGGGACTTTTTAGGAGCTGGAGAATTTACAGTAAAAGTTGCAAATGTCGAGTTTAACGACAGAGAAAACAGATACTTCACGATTGTTTTTGAAAACAACGAAGGTAAACAATACAAACACAACCAATTCGTCCCACCATTCCAACAAGATTATCAAGAAAAACAATATATCGAGTTACTTAGTAGATTAGGAATTAAATTGAACTTACCAGATTTAACTTTTGACACAGATCAATTAATTAACAAAATCGGAACTATTGTACTTAAAAATAAATTTAACGAGGAACAAGGCAAGTATTTTGTAAGACTCTCATATGTAAAAGTTTGGAATAAAGACGATGAAGTAGTTAATAAACCAGAACCTAAAACTGATGAGATGAAACAAAAAGAACAGCAAGCAAATGGGAAACAGACGCCAATGAGTCAACAATCAAACCCATTCGCTAATGCTAATGGTCCAATAGAAATCAATGATGATGATTTACCGTTCTAGGACGTGGTTTAAATGCAATACATTACAAGATACCAGAAAGACAATGACGGTACTTATTCCGTCGTTGCTACTGGTGTTGAACTTGAACAAAGTCACATTGATTTACTAGAAAACGGATATCCGCTAAAAGCAGAAGTAGAGGTTCCGGACAATAAAAAACTATCTATAGAACAACGCAAAAAAATATTCGCAATGTGTAGAGATATAGAACTTCACTGGGGCGAACCAGTAGAATCAACTAGAAAATTATTACAAACAGAATTGGAAATTATGAAAGGTTATGAAGAAATCAGTCTGCGTGACTGTTCAATGAAAGTTGCGAGAGAGTTAATAGAACTGATTATAGCGTTTATGTTTCATCATCAAATACCTATGAGTGTAGAAACGAGTAAGTTGTTAAGCGAAGATAAAGCGTTATTATATTGGGCTACAATTAACCGCAACTGTGTAATATGCAGAAAGCCTCACGCAGACCTGGCACATTATGAAGCAGTTGGCAGAGGCATGAACAGAAATAAGATGAATCACTACGACAAACATGTATTAGCGTTATGTCGCGAACATCACAACGAGCAACATGCGATTGGCGTTAAGTCGTTTGATGATAAATATCACTTGCATGACTCATGGCTAAAAGTTGATGAGAGGCTCAACAAAATGCTGAAAGGAGGAGAATAATGGTTAAATCGATATTTTTACAAGATGGAGAAGAAATTTTTGTTGATGATGAAGATTATGAGAGGGTTAATCAATATATTTGGACAAAATCTTATGTAGATAATGTTAGAAGAATTCACACAAATCCACTCAACGTTAGCTTAAGTGGATTTGTATTAGAAAATGGTTTTCAAAAAATAAAAAATAATGATTTTACCAAAAACAACATCACTTCAATTGGTTATCAACAACGATGGGCAAGGCCTACAAGAAATACTTCGAGTATCTATAAAGGTGTTTATTTAAATCGAAAAACAAAAAAATGGTCTGCTGTAATAAAAATTGATAGCAAATCTAAATATTTAGGTAGTTTTGTTGATGAATGGGAGGCAGCTAAAGCATACAACAGCGCAGTAGATAAATATTGGGACGGACAAGGTTATAAGAATCATAAAAATCAAAATGACTCTATATTTGAATATGAATACAAAACTTACAAAGACCAAAAACGTCGTAGAAGAGGAAAAAGTAAGTTCAAAGGAGTCTATTTAACTCAAAGTGGTTATGTAGCGCAAATAACTTATAAAAGAAAGACATATCATATTGGATGGTCAAAAAATATTTATGAGACTGCTCTCATGTTTAATAAAATTAATTTTTATTTACATGGTTCAGACGTAATCCTTAATGACGTACCTATGACAGATGAACTTAAAGAATTCATAAATAACTGGGAAGTACCGGACAAAATAAAAGCACTGAAAGAAGGTGCTGAGAATGACTGAACAACCAAGTTACTACTCAATAATAACGGCAAATGTCAGATATGATAATCGACTTACTGATAGTGAAAAATTACTTTTTGCAGAAATAACGTCTTTAAGTAATAAGTATGGATACTGCACAGCAAGTAATGGTTACTTTGCAACTTTATACAACGTCGTTAAAGAAACTATATCTCGTAGAATTTCGAACCTTATCAAATTTGGTTATCTAAAAATCGAAATTATCAAAGAAGGTAATGAAGTTAAACAAAGGAAGATGTACCCCTTGACGCAATCGTCAATGCCTATTGACGCAAAAATCAATACCCCTATTGATAATTCTGTCAATACCCCTATTGACGCAAATGTCAAAGAGAATAATACAAGTATTAATAATACAAGTAATAACAATATAAATAGAATAGATATATTGTCGGGCAACCCGACAGCATCTTCTATACCCTATAAAGAAATTATCGATTACTTAAACAAAAAAGCGGGCAAGCATTTTAAACACAATACAGCTAAAACAAAAGATTTTATTAAAGCAAGATGGAATCAAGATTTTAGGTTGGAGGATTTTAAAAAGGTGATTGATATCAAAACAGCTGAGTGGCTAAACACGGATAGCGATAAATACCTTAGACCAGAAACACTTTTTGGTAATAAATTTGAGGGATACCTCAATCAAAAAGCAGAACCAACTGGCATAGATCAATTGGAACGTATGAAGTACGACGAAAGTTATTGGGATTAGGGGGGATATTATGAAACCACTATTCAGTGAAAAGATAAACGAAAGTTTGAAAAAATATCAACCTACTCATGTCGAAAAAGGATTGAAATGTGAGAGATGTGGAAGTGAATACGACTTATATAAGTTCGCTCCTACTAAAAAACACCCGGATGGTTACGAGTATAAAGACGGTTGCAAATGTGAAATCTATGAGGAATATAAGCGAAACAAGCAACGGAAGATAAACAACATATTCAATCAATCAAACGTTAATCCGTCTTTAAGAGATGCAACAGTAAACAACTACAAGCCACAAAATGAAAAACAAGTACACGCTAAACAATCAGCAATAGAGTATGTACAGGGTTTCTCTACAAAAGAACCAAAATCATTAATATTTCAAGGTTCATATGGAACTGGTAAAAGCCACCTAGCATACGCTATCGCAAAAGCAGTTAAAGCTAAAGGGCATACAGTTGCTTTTATGCATATACCAATGTTGATGGATCGTATCAAAGCGACATACAACAAAAATGCAGTAGAGACTACAGACGAACTAGTCAAATTACTTAGTGAGATTGATTTACTTGTACTAGATGATATGGGTGTAGAAAACACAGAACACACTATAAATAAACTTTTCAGCATTGTTGATAACAGAGTAGGTAAAAACAACATCTTTACAACTAACTTTAGTGATAAAGAACTAAATCAAAATATGAACTGGCAACGTATAAATTCGAGAATGAAAAAAAGAGCAAGAAAAGTAAGAGTAATCGGAGACGATTTCAGGGAGCGAGATGCGTGGTAATCACAAAACAAAATATAAAAGAAATATTACATTGTAGAGATGTATATGCTCAAAAGATGATTGATTTTGCAAACGGAGACCAAGAGAAACTTAAAAAACTTATTGATGATAAGTTGAAAGAAAAAGAAGAAAGACCCGCAATCGTCGAATATTAAGGAGTGTTAAAAATGCCGAAAGAAAAATATTACTTATACCGAGAAGATGGCACGGAAGATATTAAAGTCATCAAGTATAAAGACAACGTAAATGAAGTTTATTCGCTCACAGGAGCCCATTTCAGCGACGAAAAGAAAATTATGACTGATAGTGACCTGAAACGCTTCAAAGGCGCTCACGGGCTTTTATATGAGCAAGAACTAGGATTACAAGCAACGATATTTGATATTTAGAGGTGGCACAATGAGTAAATACAACGCTAAGAAAGTTGAGTACAAAGGAATTGTATTTGATAGCAAAGTAGAGTGTGAATATTACCAATATTTAGAAAGTAATATGAGTGACACTAATTATGATCATATAGAAATACAACCGAAATTTGAATTACAACCTAAATTCGGGAAACAAAGACCGATTACGTATATAGCCGATTTCTCTTTGTGGAAGGAAGGGAAACTGGTTGAAGTTATAGACGTTAAAGGTAAGGCGACTGAAGTTGCCAACATCAAAGCGAAGATATTCAGATATCAGTATAGAGATGTGAATTTAACGTGGATATGTAAAGCGCCTAAATACACAGGTCAAGAATGGATGGTATATGAGGACTTAGTGAAAGTCAGACGTAAAAGAAAAAGAGAAATGAAGTGATCTAATGCAACAACAAGCATATATAAACGCAACGATTGATATAAGAATACCTACAGAAGTTGAATATCAGCATTACGATGATGTGGATAAAGAAAAAGATACGCTGGCAAAGCGCTTAGATGACAATCCGGACGAATTACTAAAGTATGACAACATAACAATAAGACATGCATATATAGAGGTGGAATAAATGAAGTTGAACGAAGTATTCGCAACTAATTTAAGGGTAATCATGGCTAGAGATAACGTAAGTGTCCAAGATTTGCACAATGAAACTGGCGTATCAAGATCAACTATTAGTGGATATAAAAACGGAAAAGCTGAGATGGTTAACTTAAATGTATTAGATAAATTGGCAGATGCTCTAGGTGTTAATGTAAGTGAACTATTTACTAGAAATCACAACACGCACAAATTAGAGGATTGGATTAAAAAAGTAAATGTATAGAGGTGGAATAAATGAGTATCGTAAAGATTAACGGTAAACCATATAAATTTACCGAACATGAAAATGAATTGATAAAAAAGAACGGTTTAACTCCAGGAATGGTTGCAAAAAGAGTACGAGGTGGCTGGGCGTTGTTAGAAGCCTTACATGCACCTTATGGTATGCGCTTAGCTGAGTATAAAGAAATTGTGTTATCCAAAATCATGGAGCGAGAGAGCAAAGAGCGTGAAATGGCTAGGCAACGACGTAAAGAGGCTGAACTACGTAAGAAGAAGCCACATTTGTTTAATGTGCCTCAAAAACATTCACGTGATCCGTACTGGTTTGATACTACTTATAACCAAATGTTTAAGAAATGGCAGGAAGCATAAATGCCTAAAACCGATAGCGCATGTAAAGAATACTTAAACCAATTTTTCGGATCTAAGAGATATCTGTATCAGGATAACGAAGGAGTGGCGCATATCCATGTAGTAAACGGCACTTATTACTTTCATGGGCATATCGTACCAGGTTGGCAAGGCGTGAAAAAGACATTTGATACAGCGGAAGAGCTCGAAATATATATAAAGCAACATGGTTTGGAATATGAGGAACAGAAGCAACTAACTTTATTTTAAGGAGATGTAAAAATGAAAATCAAAGTTAAAAAAGAAATGAGACTAGATGAATTAATTAAGTGGGCGCGAGAAAATCCGGAGCTATCAAAAGGAAAAATTTTTCTTGCAAAAGTTTTTAGTAATGGATTCGTTCGTTTTCAACGAAATACAAATACGTGTTCGATATCAAGTTTTATTCCAATTGATACTCCTTTCATAGTTGAAGTTGAAGAGGAAATCACAGAAGATACAGTATTTGATAGGTTGTTTGAAGTGTACGAGCTTCAAGAGGGAGCCTATATGTCAGCGTTACACACAAGTATTAGTATCAACGAACGTTTAGAGAACACGTTTTTCCCTACCAAAGCATTCTACATCTTGAACGACGGCCTAACTATGACATTAATTTGGAAAGATGGGAGATTGGTAGAATGAACTATGAAACAGGGTTCCAACTAAGCGTAATGGACGCTAGGTTGAAGAAGATGAGAAAACAACGTGATGAGTACAAGAAGCAACGATATGAGCTTATTGGGGTTATAGCGAAGTTACGAGATTGTAACAAAGAACTGGAGAAGAAAGCAAGCGCATGGGATAGGTATTGCAAGAGCGTTGAAAAAGATTTAATAAACAAATTCGGTAACGATGATGAAAGAGTTAAATTCGGAATGGAATTAAACAATAAAATTTTTATGGAGGATGACACAAATGAATAATCGCGAAAAAATCGAACAGTCCGTTATTAGTGCTAGTGCGTATAACGGTAATGACACAGAGGGGTTGCTAAAAGAGATTGAGGACGTGTATAAGAAAGCGCAAGCGTTTGATGAAATACTTGAGGGAATGACAAATGCTATTCAACATTCAGTTAAAGAAGGTATTGAACTTGATGAAGCAGTAGGGATTATGGCAGGTCAAGTTGTCTATAAATATGAGGAGGAATAGGAAAATGACTAACACATTACAAGTAAAACTATTATCAAAAAATGCTAGAATGCCCGAACGAAATCATAAGACGGATGCAGGTTATGACATATTCTCAGCTGAAACTGTCGTACTCGAACCACAAGAAAAGGCAGTGATTAAAACAGATGTAGCTGTAAGCATACCAGAGGGCTATGTCGGGCTGTTAACTAGCCGTAGTGGTGTAAGTAGTAAAACGCATTTAGTGATTGAAACAGGCAAGATAGACGCGGGATATCACGGCAATTTAGGGATTAATATCAAGAATGACCATGAAGATGACAAAATGCAAACTATCTTTTTAAGAAATATTGATAACGAAAAGATTTTCGAAAAAGAACGTCATTTATATAAGCTAGGTAGTTACCGTATCGAAAAAGGAGAACGTATAGCACAGTTAGTTATTGTACCTATATGGACACCTGAACTAAAGCAAGTGGAGGAATTCGAAAGTGTTTCAGAACGTGGAGCAAAAGGCTTCGGAAGTAGCGGAGTGTAAAGACATTTTAGATCGAGTCAAGGAGGTTTTGGGGAAGTGACACAATACTTAGTCACAACATTCAAAGATTCAACAGGACTACCACACGAACATTTTACTGTGGCTAGAGATAATCAGACGTTTACAGTTGTTGAGGCAGAGAGTAAAGAAGAAGCGAAAGAGAAGTACGAGGCGCAAGTTAAAAGGGATGCAATTATTAAAGTGAGTCAGTTGTTTGAAAATATAAGGGAGTGTGGGAAATGACGGAGGTTAAAATTAAAACTATTTCAGATAGAGTTTATTACACAACAACAGATTTAGCTTCTGACGATTATATTAATCTTGTTATGAACCTAGTGTTTGAGGATTTTCTTCCGGTCAAAGATGTGTTCAACAATGAAGTATGGGTTAAAAGAGATGAGATTGAATCATTTACATTTATTAAGGAGGCAAACGACGATTAACATACCTAAAATGAAATTCCCGAAAAAGTACACTGAAATAATCAAGAAATATAAAAATAAAACACCTGAAGAAAAAGCTAAGATTGAAGATGATTTCATTAAAGAAATTAATGATAAAGACAGTGAATTTTACAGTCCTATGATGGCTAATATGAATGAACATGAATTAAGGGCTATGTTAAGAATGATGCCTAGTTTAATTGATACTGGAGATGACAATGATGATTAAAAAACTTAAAAATATGGATTGGTTCGATATCTTTATTGTTGGAGTACTGTCATTATTCGGCATATTCGCATTGTTACTTGTTGTCACATTTCCTATCTATACAGTGGCTAGTTACCAACACAAAGAAACGCACCAAGGAACAATTACAGATAAATATAACAAGAGACAAGATAAAGAAGACAAGTTCTATATTGTATTAGACAACAAGCAAGTCATTGAAAACTCAGACTTACTATTCAAAAAGAAATTTGATAGCGCAGACATACAAGCTAGGTTAAAAGTAGGCGACAAAGTAGAAGTTAAAACGATTGGTTATAGAATACACTTTTTAAATTTATATCCAGTCTTATACGAAGTAAAGAAGGTAGATAAACAATGATTAAACAAATACTAAGACTATTATTCTTACTAGTGATGTATGAGCTAGGTAAGTATGTAACTGAGCAAGTATATATTATGATGACGGCTAATGATGATGTAGAGGCGCCGAGTGACTTCGCAAAGTTGAGCGATCAGTGTGATTTGATGAGGGCGGAGGTGTCAGAGTAGATGTATAGCAAAGAGTCAATTGTTAATATGATAGGCACACATAAAATGAAGTGTAATGTGTTAGCTGATGTAATACCGGAATATGATAGCAATTCAATCGCACAGTATGGTATACAAGCGACGTTACCGAAACCACAAGGGGAAAACTCGAGTAAAGTAGAAGATGTTGTTGTGAGGCTCGAGAGAGCAAATAAAAGATATGCACAGATGTTAAAAGAGGTTGAGTTTATAAATCAATCACAACAGAGATTGGGACACGTTGACTTTTGCTTCTTAGAGTTGTTGAAGAAAGGTTATAACAGAGATGCAATTATCAAGAAGATGCCTAACTCTAAATTGAACAGAAACAACTTCTTGGCGCGCCGTGATGAGTTAGCAGAAAAGATTTATCTACTACAGTGACGAAAATGACAAAAATGACAGAAATGACGAAAATGACACTATTTTTAAACTGTGAATTAATTTTATATAATTGATTTGTAAGAATTATCTTAAGACGTGGGGTAATAGCCACATTAGATGTTCTCATCGATGTGATTGAGAAGTGACAAACATGTAAAGTTGATATGTTACGCTATTAATCACTTACTGCCTGCCTATATGGTGGGTAGTTTAATTCTTGCAATTTGAGTCATAACTATTTTCCTCCTTTCACATTTATTGAACGTAGCTCCTGCACGAGATGTAGGGGCATTTTTATATTTAAAAAATAACAAGAGTAATTAACGTAAAGGCGTGTGATACAGTGAAAACAATTGATTAAATTAACACCGAAGCAAGAAAAGTTTGTGCTAGGACTCATAGAGGGCAAGAGCCAACGGAAAGCATATATTGACGCAGGGTATTCGACTAAAGGTAAGAGTGGGGAATATCTAGATAAAGAAGCGAGTACACTTTTTAAAAATCGGAAGGTTTCCGGAAGGTACGAAAAATTGCGTCAAGAAGTAGCTGAACAATCAAAATGGACACGCCAAAAGGCCTTTGAAGAATATGAGTGGCTAAAGAATGTAGCTAAGAATGACATTGAAATAGAGGGAGTGAAGAAAGCGACAGCTGATGCATTCCTCGCTAGTTTAGATGGTATGAATAGAATGACGTTAGGTAACGAAGTTTTAGCTAACAAGAAAATAGAAACTGAAATTAAGATGCTTGAGAAGAAGATTGAACAAATAGATAAAGGTGACAGTGGAACAGAAGATAAAATCAAACAACTTCACGACGCAATAACGGAAGTGATTGTCAATGAATAAACTTAAATCTTTATATACGGACAAACAAATTGAAATATTGAAGCAAACGCAAAAACAAGATTGGTTTATGTTAATTAATCACGGAGCAAAGCGTACAGGTAAAACAATATTAAACAATGACTTATTTTTACGTGAGTTAATGCGTGTGCGAAAGATAGCAGACGAAGAAGGAATTGAGACACCTCAATATATACTTGCTGGTGCAACATTAGGTACGATTCAAAAAAACGTACTAATAGAGTTAACTAACAAATATGGCATTGAGTTTAATTTTGATAAATATAATTCATTCATGTTATTTGGCGTTCAAGTGGTTCAGACAGGTCACAGTAAAGTAAGTGGTATAGGAGCTATACGTGGTATGACATCGTTTGGTGCATATATCAATGAAGCGTCGTTAGCGCATGAAGAAGTGTTTGACGAGATTAAGTCACGTTGTAGTGGAACTGGTGCAAGAATATTGGTAGATACCAACCCTGACCATCCCGAGCATTGGTTGTTGAAAGATTATATTGAAAATACAGATCCTAAAGCAGGTATACTGAGTCACCAATTTAAGCTCGATGACAATAACTTTCTTAATGATAGATATAAAGAGTCTATTAAGGCTTCAACACCATCAGGTATGTTCTATGAACGTAATATCAACGGTATGTGGGTGTCTGGTGACGGTGTAGTATATGCCGACTTTGATTTGAATGAGAATACGATTAAAGCAGATGAACTGGACGACATACCTATCAAAGAATACTTTGCTGGTGTCGACTGGGGTTACGAGCACTATGGATCTATTGTGTTAATAGGACGAGGTATAGATGGTAACTTTTATTTTATTGAGGAGCACGCACACCAATTTAAGTTTATTGATGATTGGGTGGTTATTGCAAAAGATATTGTAAGTAGATATGGCAATATTAATTTTTACTGCGATACTGCACGACCTGAATACATCACTGAATTTAGAAGACATAGATTACGTGCAATTAACGCTGATAAAAGTAAACTATCGGGTGTAGAGGAAGTTGCTAAGTTGTTCAAACAAAACAAGTTACTTGTTCTTTATGATAATATGGATAGGTTTAAGCAAGAGGTATTTAAATATGTTTGGCACCCTACAAACGGAGAGCCTATAAAAGAATTTGATGACGTGTTGGACTCGTTAAGATATGCCATATACACACATACTAAACCTGAACGATTAAGGAGGGGGAAATGACATTGTATAAGTTAATAGATGATATTGAAGCACAAGGAATATTGCCTAAGCATATTGAGGCTCTAATAGAGTCACATAAAGACGATAGAGAGAGAATGGTTAATCTCTATAATAGATACAAGACACATATTGACTATGTACCAATATTCAAACGTCGACCAATTGAAGAAAAAGAAGATTTTGAAACTGGTGGAAATGTAAGGCGATTAGACGTGTCTGTTAATAACAAACTTAACAACTCTTTTGACAGCGAAATTGTTGATACACGTGTTGGTTATTTACATGGTGTTCCTGTTACTTATGATTTAGATGAAAACGCAGAAAAAAACGAAAAGTTGAAAAAGTTTATAACCAACTTTGCCATTAGAAATAGTGTTGATGATGAGGATTCTGAAATAGGTAAAATGGCAGCAATTTGCGGATATGGTGCTAGGTTAGCATATATTGATACGAATGGTGATATTAGGATTAAGAATATAGATCCCTATAATGTTATTTTTGTTGGCGACAATATTTTAGAACCTACATACTCATTGCGCTACTTTTATGAAAAAGATGATGATAATGGCACTGATTATGTGTACGCAGAGTTTTACGATAATGCTTATTATTATGTATTTCGAGGAGAAGGTATTGACGCTTTGCAAGAAGTTGGACGATATGAACATTTATTTGATTACAATCCATTGTTTGGTGTACCTAACAACAAAGAGATGATAGGAGATGCTGAAAAGGTTATTCACTTAATTGACGCATATGATTTAACAATGAGCGATGCATCAAGTGAGATTAGTCAGACACGTTTAGCATACCTTGTGTTACGCGGTATGGGTATGAGTGAAGGAATGATTCAAGAAACACAAAAGAGTGGCGCATTTGAGTTGTTCGACAAAGATATGGACGTTAAATACTTAACAAAAGATGTAAATGACACAATGATTGAGAACCATTTAGATCGAATCGAAAAGAATATCATGCGTTTTGCAAAGTCAGTAAACTTTAATTCTGACGAGTTTAACGGAAATGTACCTATCATTGGAATGAAACTTAAACTTATGGCTTTAGAGAACAAGTGTATGACGTTTGAGCGTAAGATGACAGCTATGTTGAGGTATCAATTCAAAGTTATTTTATCTGCATTAAAGCGTAAAGGGTACAACTTGGATGATGATAGTTATTTAAACCTGATATTTAAGTTCACTCGTAACATTCCAGTTAATAAGTTAGAAGAATCACAAGTGCTAATTAACCTGAAGGGACAAGTTTCAGAACGAACAAGGTTAGGACAATCACAACTAGTTGATGATGTTGATTACGAATTAGACGAAATGGAAAAAGAAAGTCTTGAATTTAATGACAAATTACCTGACATAGATGAAGGTGACGCAAATGACAAATCCCAAAATAACCAATCAGAATGATATTGATGAGTATATCGAGGGTTTAATCTCTAAAGCAGAAAAACCAATAGAACAACTATTTGCTAATCGACTTAAAGAGATAAAACAAATCATCGCAGATATGTTTGAGAAATATCAAAATGATGATGTGTATGTTACATGGACTGAATTCAATAAATACAACAGGCTCAATAAGGAGTTAACTCGTATAGGTACAATGTTGACTGATGACTATAGGCAAGTAGCTAAGATGATTCAGAAGTCACAAGAAGATGCTTATATAGAAAAATTCCTTATGAGCCTTTATTTATATGAAATGGCGAGTCAAACATCTATGCAGTTTGATGTTCCGAGTAAAGAGGTAATCAAATCAGCTATTGAACAACCTATTGAGTTCATTCGTTTAATGCCAACACTACAAAAACATCGTGATGAAGTATTGAAAAAGATACGTATGCACATTACACAAGGTATTATGAGTGGAGAGGGTTACTCTAAGATAGCTAAAGCAATACGTGATGATGTCGGCATGTCTAAAGCTCAATCATTGCGTGTGGCTCGTACAGAAGCAGGCAGAGCAATGTCACAAGCTGGACTTGATAGCGCAATGGTTGCTAAAGATAACGGTTTGAAGATGAAGAAACGTTGGCATGCTACTAAAGATACACGAACACGTGATACTCATCGTCATTTAGATGGGGAATCAGTGGAAATAGATCAGAATTTTAAATCAAGTGGGTGTGTTGGGCAGGCGCCCAAGCTATTTATTGGTGTAAACAGTGCGAAAGAGAATATTAATTGTCGTTGCAAATTACTTTATTATATTGATGAAAATGAATTGCCAACTGTAATGAGAGCACGTAAAGACGATGGTAAAAATGAAGTTATCCCATTCATGACTTATCGTGAGTGGGAGAAATATAAGCGAAAAGGTGGTAATTGATATGGATTTTAAAATAAAAGTAAATGTTGATACTGGCGAAGCTATAGAAAAGTTAGAACACATTAAATCCTTGTACGAAGAGATAATAGAGTTACAAAACGAAAAAGTTGTTGTAAACGTAACAGTTAAAAATGAAGCTGATTTAGATATGGTTAAAACATCTATTAGCGAAGAAAATGCTAAAAATAATGATTTCACACTTTTTTAGTTGTCTCTTTGCTACTCGACCTTAGCATGTCGTTAAACTGCTTTTTATTATGCACTTTTCGGACTGTTAGGGTACGCGAAGGGCAAAAAGGAGTTTTGATATATGAATATCGAAGAAGTTAAGTCTTTTTTTGAAGAACACAAAGACGATAAAGAAGTAAAAGATTATCTAAACGGACTTAAGACGGTGTCTGTTGATGACGTTAAAGGCTTTTTAGATACAGAAGAAGGTAAACGATTCATTCAACCTGAATTAGATCGTTATCATTCGAAAGGATTAGAATCATGGAAAGAGAAAAATCTTGAGGATCTAATCGAACAAGAAGTACGGAAGCGTAATCCTGAGCAATCAGAAGAACAAAAACGTATTAGTGCTCTTGAACAAGAGTTAGAAAAACGCGACGCAGAGGCAAAACGTGAGAAGTTAAGAAGTAACGCGCTAGGTAAAGCGCAGGAACTAAATTTACCAACATCCTTAGTTGATAGATTTTTAGGCGATTCTGATGAAGATACTGAGCAAAACTTAAAAGCTTTAAAAGAAACCTTTGACAAGTATGTTCAAAAAGGTGTTGAGTCTAAATTTAAATCGAGTGGAAGAGATGTTAAAGAATCACGAAATCAAGATTTAGACCCTTCAAATGTAAAGTCCATTGAAGAAATGGCGAAAGAAATCAATATTAGAAAATAAAGTGAGGTAATAAAATATGGCAACTCCAACATACACGCCAGGCAATGTTATTTTATCGGATTTTAAAAACGGCGTTATTCCAGCAGAACAAGGTACTTTAATCATGAAAGACATTATGGCTAATTCAGCAATTATGAAATTAGCTAAAAATGAGCCAATGACAGCACAAAAGAAAAAATTTACTTACTTAGCAAAAGGTGTAGGCGCCTACTGGGTATCAGAAACGGAACGTATTCAAACTTCTAAGCCTGAATATGCACAAGCAGAAATGGAAGCTAAGAAAATTGGTGTAATTATTCCGTTATCAAAAGAGTTTCTTAAATGGACTGCAAAAGATTTCTTTAATGAGGTTAAACCTCTAATTGCAGAGGCATTTTACAAAGCGTTTGACCAAGCTGTTATCTTTGGTACTAAATCACCTTACAACACTTCAACTAGTGGTAAACCGCTTGTTGAAGGCGCAGAAGAGAAAGGTAACGTTGTTACAGATACTAATAATTTATACGTAGACCTTTCGGCATTAATGGCTACTATTGAAGATGAAGAGTTAGATCCAAACGGAGTATTAACTACACGTTCATTCAGAAGTAAAATGCGTAATGCTTTAGATGCTAATGACAGACCATTATTTGATGCTAACGGGAACGAGATTATGGGATTACCACTATCTTATACTGGAGCGGATGTATACGACAAAAAGAAATCGTTAGCACTAATGGGTGATTGGGATTACGCACGTTACGGTATCTTACAAGGTATTGAGTATGCAATTTCTGAAGATGCCACGTTAACGACGTTACAAGCATCAGATGCTTCTGGCCAACCAGTATCATTATTTGAACGTGATATGTTCGCTTTACGTGCGACGATGCATATTGCATACATGAACGTTAAACCAGAAGCGTTCGCAACGCTTAAACCAACTGAATAGGAGGAGATATGATGGCTAATCCTGCAGAAGAGATTAAGGTAAAAAAAGACAATATGACTATTACTGTTACAAAGAAGGCGTTTGACTCTTATTACAGTCTTGTCGGTTACAAAGAGGTTAAATCACGCCGTACTACGTCTGATAAGAGCGAGTGATAAAAATGACTCTTTATGAAGATGTTAAACTTTTACTCAAGAAAAATGGAGTGGAAGTTAAAAGTGATGAAGAAGAAATATTTAAGATGGAAGTTGACGGAATACTAGAAGATGTTAGGGATATAACAAACAATGATTTTATGAAAGATGGTCAAGTCATTTATCCTTACTCAATCAAAAAGTATGTCGCAGACGTCCTAGAGTATTATCAACGACCTGAAGTTAAAAAGAATTTAAAGTCAAGAAGTATGGGGACAGTGTCGTACACTTATAACGATGGTGTCCCTGATTACATTAGTGGAGTATTAAACAGGTATAAACGAGCAAAGTTTCATCCGTTTAAACCAATAAGGTAGAGGTGTTGTTTGTGTTTAACCCATACGACGAATTCCCTCACACTATTTCTATTGGAAGTATCAAAAAAGTAGGAGAGTATCCAATTATACAAGAGCGCTTTGTAAGCGATAAAACAATTAAAGGATTTATGGATACGCCTACTACATCTGAACAACTAAAATTTCATCAAATGTCACAAGAATATGACAGAAACCTATATGTACCTTATGACTTGCCAATATCTAAAAACAATTTATTTGAGTATGAGGGTAGAATCTTTAGTATTGAAGGTGATTCTGTAGATCAGGGCGGACAACATGAAATTAAGTTACTACGACTTAAGCAGGTGCCATATGGCAAAAGTTAAGTACGGTGCTGATAGCATGGTTGTTGAATTGGATAAGTTCGATAAGAAAATAGAAGAGTGGGTTAAAAAAGGTATCGCTAAAACAACGATGAAGATATATAACACTGCTGTAGCATTAGCTCCTGCTGACTTAGGATTTTTGAAAGAAAGTATAGACTTTCGATTTGAGAACAACGGTCTAACAGGAGTTATCAATGTAGGTGCAGAATATAGTGTTTATGTTGAGTACGGCACAGGTATTTATGCCACTAAAGGTAGTCGCGCTAAAAAGATACCGTGGAGTTATAAAGACGCTAACGGTAAATGGCATACTACTAAAGGACAAGCGCCACAGCCGTTTTGGAACCCTGCAATTGACGCAGGACGCAAGACATTCGAGCAGTATTTTTCATAGAGGTGGTTAAATATGTGGGTATCAGTTGAACCTGAACTTACAAATCAAATATATAAAAGATTAATCTCAGACCCTAACATTAACAAAATAGTTGGTGATAGGGTCTTTGACGTTGTTCAAGATGACGCTGTTTACCCATATATTGTTGTGGGTGAATCAAACGTCACTAACAACGAATCTAGTGCAACAATGAGAGAAACAGTTGGTATTGTCATACATGTGTATTCACAGTTCGCTACACAATACGAGGCTAAGCTCATTTTAAGCGCAATAGGCTATGTGCTAAACAGGACTATAGAGATAGAAAATTACGAATTCCAATATAGCCGTATCGATAGTCAAGCAGTATTCCCTGATATAGACAGGTTTACTAAGCATGGCACGATACGGCTTTTATTTAAGTACAGACATAAAAAGAAAAACGAAGGAGTGTATTAAATGGCGCAAAAAAACTATTTAGCAGTTGTACGTCCAGCTGAAACTGACTTAGATCCAGTAGAATCTTTATTATTAGCTGACTTACAAGAAGGTGGACATACGATTGAAAATGATTTAGCTGAAATAGTACGAGGCGGTAAAACGGACTATTCTCCCAATGCAATGTCAGAATCATTTAAATTAACAATTGGTAATGTGCCTGGAGATAAAGGAATTGAAGCAGTGAAACACGCTGTACAAACAGGTGGACAGTTGCGTATATGGCTTTATGAGCGTAATAAACGTGCAGACGGTAAACATCACGGAATGTTTGGTTATGTTGTTCCAGAATCATTTGAAATGTCATTTGATGATGAAAGTGACAAAATCGAACTATCATTAAAAGTTAAATGGAATACAGCAGAAGGTGCTGAAGATAACTTGCCGAAAGAGTGGTTTGAAGCTGCAGGTGCGCCTACAGTTGAATACGAAAAATTCGGCGAAAAAGTCGGAACATTCGAGAATCAAAAGAAAGCTAGTGTTGTATCTGATTCACACACGGAAGACCATTCTATGTAAACTAATAGATCAAGGGGGCGTAAGCTCCCTATTTTTTTATAAAAAAATTGAAAAGAGGTATATATTTTGACTGAATTTAATCCAATTACAACATTAAAAATTAATGACGGAGAAAAAGATTACGAAGTAGAAGCAAAAGTAACATTTGCATTTGACCGAAAAGCTGAAAAATTCTCAGAAGATAGCGAAGATGGGAGAAAAGGAGCAATGCCAGGATTCAATGTTATCTTTAACGGTTTGCTAGAATCTAGAAACAAAGCGATTTTACAATTTTGGGAATGTGCTACTGCTTATTTAAAAAACCCACCAACTCGAGAACAATTAGAAAAAGCAATTGATGATTTCATCACTGAAAACGAGGATACTTTGCCGTTATTACAAGGGGCTTTGGACAAACTTAACAATAGTGGTTTTTTCAAGAGGGAGAGTCGCTCGTACTGGATGACATTGAACAAAGCACCGAATATGGCCAAAAGCGAGGACAAAGAAATGACGAAAGCAGGCATAGAAATGATGAAAGAGAATTACAAGGAAATCATGGGCGCAGAACCTTACACGATTACTCAAAAATAAGGCAACTGACAGCTAGATATTTAGGATATATCCCTGAACATGAATTGTTAGCACTAACACCTGCTGAATGGCGTGATTGGCTTATTGGTGGTCAGGATAGGTACCTAGATCAAAGACAATTATTAATTGAACAAGCGCAAGCTAACGGCTTAGTACAAGCTTCTAAGAGGCTAACTAGTATGATTCGTGACATTGAGAAACAACGTTACGAAATAAGAGAACCTGGTAGCTATGCTCGTGTACAAAAAGTTAGATTAGAAGAAGAAAAAAGAAGACGTGAACTCTTCAAAGAAGGTACAAGAAAATTCCTTGAATCGAAAGGAGGTTAGCCTTTGGATACTCATTTTATGGCAAAGATTATGGCCAATATTAGAGATTTCCAAAGCAACGTAAGGAAAGCTCAACGATTAGCAAAGACGTCTGTACCAAACGAAATTGAAACAGATGTAAAAGCAGATATTTCAAGATTCCAAAGAGCTTTACAACGCGCTAAAGCTATGGCGCAAAAATGGCGTGAACATAACGTTAAAATAGATGGTAATAATTCACCGTTAAAACGTGCAATTGCTAGTGCAAAAACGATGTTGGCCACGTTACACAACAAAACAATAAAAGTTAATTTCGATACGAGAGGTATGACAAAAACCCAAATTTTAACTAAGGCACTGAATCAGTCCTTAACTGATTATAGTGAGAAAATGGACGCGCTAGCTACTAAAATTCGTACATTTGGTACAATTTTTGCACAACAAGTTAAAGGCTTAATGATTGCTAGTATACAAGCATTGATACCAGTGATTGCCGGGTTAGTACCTGCAATAATGGCAGTACTTAATGCGGTTGGTGTATTAGGTGGTGGCGTTTTAGGTTTAGTTGGCGCATTCTCTGTCGCAGGTCTTGGAGTTGTTGGCTTTGGTGCAATGGCTATTAGCGCTCTTAAAATGGTTGAAGATGGAACATTGGCAGTAACAAAAGAAGTTCAAAACTTTAGAGATGCGAGCGATCAGTTAAAAGATACATGGCGTGATATTGTTAAAGAGAATCAAGCTAAAATATTTAACGCTATGTCAGCAGGATTAAGAGGTATTGCAAGCGCGTTAACTAAAATGAAACCTTTCTTGTCTGAGGTATCAATGTTAGTTGAAGCGAATGTGCGTAAGTTTGAAGAATGGGTCAAAACGTCTAACACTGCAAAAAAAGCGTTCGAGTCGTTGAATACCATCGGTGGGGCTATATTTGGTGATTTATTGAACGCTGCAGGACGATTTGGTGATGGATTAGTCAATATCTTTACTCAATTGATGCCGTTATTTAAATTCATGTCACAAGGTCTGCAAAACATGTCTATAGATTTCCAAAATTGGGCTAATAGTGTAGCAGGACAAAATGCGATACAAGCGTTTATCGAGTACACTAAGACAAATCTACCCAAGATAGGTAAAATATTCGGAAACGTTTTTAAAGGTATTGGTAATTTAATGATTGCGTTCAGTCAAAACAGTTCTAATATTTTTGACTGGCTCGTCGAATTGACAAATAAGTTTAGAGAATGGTCTGAACAAGTAGGGCAATCTCAAGGTTTTAAAGATTTCATCAACTATGTTCAAGAGAATGGCCCAACTATTATGAAATTAATCGGTAACATTGTTAAAGCGTTAGTAGCGTTTGGTAAAGCAATGGCACCTATAGCTAGTAAATTACTAGATTTCATCACCAATCTAGCTGATTTTATCGGTAAGTTATTTGAAACTCATCCGGCAGTAGCTCAGGCTATGGGTATTTTAGGTATATTAGGTGGTGCATTCTGGGCTTTGATGGCTCCGATTGCAGCAGTGAGTAGTGTTTTAAGCAATGTATTTGGTACAAGTTTATTAAGAATTATAAAGAAAATGTTAGATTTAACAGGGATACCGAAATTGTTATCTAAAGCTTTTGCGCCATTAGCTGGTGTGTTTACAAGTATTTCTTGGCCTGTATTACTAGTTATTGCAATTATAGCTGCGTTCATCGGTGTTGTCGTTTACTTATGGAAAACTAACGAGACTTTCAGAAAGAATATGACAAAAGCGTGGGAAGATATCAAAAGCGCTGTTTCTGAAGCGATTCAAGGCGTAATTGATTGGTTAAGTGAACTATGGGATAAAATACAGACCACAATAGAACCAATCAAACCGATATTAGAAGCGTTAGGTAAAGTTTTTATGACTGTGTTAGGCGTTTTAGTGATAGGTGTCATAGTAAACGTAATGAATGTCATTCAAGGATTATGGACAGTGATAAAAATAGCATTCGAAGCTATAGGAACAGTGATATCTGTAGCAGTCCAAATCATAGTAGGATTGTTCACTGCTTTAATTCAGTTGCTTACTGGCGACTTCTCAGGTGCTTGGGAGACTATTAAAACTACGGTTACCAATGTACTTGATACGATTTGGCAATACATGCAATCAGTTTGGGAGTCAATTATCGGCTTTTTAACTGGCGTAATGAATCGAACGCTTTCAATGTTTGGTACAAGTTGGTCACAGATATGGAGTACAATCACTAATTTTGTTAGCAGTATTTGGAACACTGTTACAAGTTGGTTCAGTCGTGTTGCTTGGAGTGTAGCTGAAAAAATGGGACAAGCATTAAACTTTATTATCACAAAAGGTTCTGAATGGGTTTCTAACATTTGGAATACAGTTACAAGTTTCGCGAGTAAAGTAGCTGATGGGTTTAAAAGAGTTGTCTCAAATGTAGGTGACGGTATGAGTGATGCACTTGGTAAGATTAAAAGTTTCTTCAGTGATTTCTTAAATGCCGGAGCGGAATTAATCGGCAAAGTAGCTGAGGGTGTAGCCAATGCTGCGCACAAAGTAGTCAGCGCGGTAGGCGATGCGATTTCATCAGCTTGGGACTCTGTAACTTCATTCGTAAGTGGACACGGTGGAGGTAGTAGCTTAGGTAAAGGTTTAGCGGTATCGCAAGCAAAAGTAATTGCTACAGACTTTGGCAGTGCCTTTAATAAAGAGCTATCCTCTACTTTGACAGATAGTATAGTAGATCCTGTAAGTACTTCTATAGACAGACACATGACTAGCGATGTTCAACATAGCTTAAAAGAAAATAATAGACCTATTGTGAATGTAACGATTAGAAATGAGGGCGACCTTGATTTAATTAAATCACGCATTGATGACATGAACGCTATAGACGGAAGTTTCAACTTATTATAAGGGAGGTTTGTTAGTTGATAGCGCACGATATAGAAGTAATAAGGAATGGTTCGCAGTATCGCGTCAGTGACAATCCTTTCACTTATAATCACTTGGAAGTAGTTGAATATAACGTTACAGGCGCAGGATATCATCGTAACTATTCTGATATAGAGGGTATTGATGGTAGATTTCATAATTACGCTAAAGAAGAACTTAAAAAAGTAGAGCTTAAGATAAGGTATAAAGTACCTAAAATTGCTTATGCTTCACATTTAAAGTCAGACGTCCAAGCACTATTTGCTGGACGTTTTTATTTAAGGGAATTAGCTACACCAGACAATTCAATTAAGTATGAGCATATATTAGATATACCAAAAGACAAACAAGCATTTGAGCTTGATTATGTTGATGGACGACAACTTTTTGTAGGACTAGTAAGTGAAGTTTCTTTTGACACAACACAAACATCAGGGGAATTTTCTTTGTCGTTTGAAACAACCGAACTACCATACTTTGAAAGTGTCGGTTATAGTACTGATCTTGAAAGTAATAACGACCCTGAAAAATGGTCGGTACCTGATAGATTGCCTACAAACGAAGGTGATAAGAGGCGTCAAATGACATTTTACAACACTAACTCAGGAGAAGTTTATTATAACGGTGATGTTCCTTTAACACAGTTTAATCAGTTTAATGTTGTTGAAATAGAGTTAGCTGAAGATGTTAAAGCTAATGATAAGGATGGATTCACTTTCTATACAGATAAAGGAAATATCTCAGTTATTAAGGAAGTTGATTTAAAAGCCGGAGATAAAATAATCTTCGACGGTAAACATACCTATAGAGGTTATTTAAATATAGATTCTTTTAATAAAACTTTAGAACAACCGGTTTTATATCCAGGCTGGAATCGATTCAAGTCTAATAAAGTAATGAAACAAATTACATTTAGACACAAATTATATTTTAGATAAGGAGTAGCCTATGCCAATTTTATTAAAAAGTCTACAGGGTGTAGGGCACGCTATTAATGTTAGTACAAAGGTAAGTAAAAAGCTAAATGAAGATAGTTCTTTGGATCTAACTATTATCGAGAACGCGAGTACGTTTGATGCAATAGGTGCTATAACTAAAATGTGGACGATCACTCATGTTGAAGGTGAAGATGATTTCAACGAATATGTAATTGTCATACTTGATAAGTCTACTATTGGCGAAAAAATAAGGCTTGATATCAAAGCTAGGCAAAAAGAACTTGATGACCTTAACAATTCTAGGATTTACCAAGAGTATAACGAAAGTTTTACAGGCGTTGAGTTCTTCAATACTGTCTTTAAAGGAACGGGTTATAAGTATGTATTACATCCAAAAGTAGATGCATCTAAATTCGAGGGATTAGGCAAAGGAGATACACGATTAGAAATCTTTAAAAAAGGACTTGAGCGTTATCATCTCGAATATGAATACGATGCAAAGACTAAAACGTTTCATTTGTATGATGAATTATCTAAGTTTGCCAATTATTACATTAAAGCTGGTGTGAATGCTGATAACGTCAAAATACAAGAAGATGCATCTAAATGTTATACCTTTATTAAAGGTTATGGTGATTTTGATGGACAACAGACTTTTGCAGAAGCGGGACTACAAATTGAATTCACTCATCCATTAGCACAATTGATAGGTAAAAGAGAAGCGCCACCGCTTGTTGATGGACGTATTAAAAAAGAAGATAGTTTAAAAAAAGCAATGGAGTTATTGATAAAGAAAAGTGTCACTACTTCTATTTCCTTAGACTTTGTAGCGTTACGTGAACATTTCCCAGAAGCTAACCCTAAAATAGGTGATGTTGTTAGAGTGGTGGATTCTGCCATAGGATATAACGACTTAGTGAGAATAGTCGAAATCACTACACATAGAGATGCGTACAATAATATCACTAAGCAAGATGTAGTATTAGGAGACTTTACAAGGCGTAATCGTTATAACAAAGCAGTTCATGATGCTGCAAATTATGTTAAAAGCGTAAAATCTACAAAATCCGACCCATCTAAAGAACTAAAAGCATTAAACGCAAAAGTTAACGCAAGTTTATCTATAAATAATGAATTGGTTAAGCAGAATGAAAAAATAAACGCTAAAGTCGATAAGATGAATACTAAAACAGTTACAACTGCTAATGGTACGATCATGTACGACTTTACTAGTCAATCAAGTATAAGAAACATCAAATCAATTGGAACGATTGGCGACTCTGTAGCTAGAGGGTCGCACGCAAAAACTAATTTCACAGAAATGTTAGGCAAGAAATTGAAAGCTAAAACGACTAATCTTGCAAGAGGTGGCGCAACAATGGCAACAGTTCCAATAGGTAAAGAAGCGGTAGAAAACAGCATTTATAGACAAGCAGAGCAAATAAGAGGAGACCTAATCATATTACAAGGCACTGATGATGACTGGTTACACGGTTATTGGGCAGGCGTACCGATAGGCACTGATAAAACGGATACAAAAACGTTTTACGGTGCCTTTTGTTCTGCAATTGAAGTTATTAGAAAGAATAATCCAGATTCAAAAATACTAGTGATGACAGCTACAAGACAATGCCCTATGAGTGGTACAACAATACGCCGTAAAGACACGGACAAAAACAAACTAGGGTTAACACTTGAGGACTATGTAAACACTCAAATATTAGCTTGTAGTGAGTTAGATGTACCAGTGTTTGACGCATATCACACAGATTACTTTAAGCCATACAATCCAGCTTTTAGGAAAGCGAGCATGGAGGACGGCTTACACCCTAACGAAAAAGGTCACGAGGTTATTATGTACGAGTTAATCAAGGATTATTACAGTTTTTACGACTAAAGGAGGCAACCAATGGCTTACGGATTAATTACAAGTTTACATTCAATGACAGGTCGGAAAATAGTTGCTCAACATGAGTATAACTATCGCTTGTTAGATGAAGGTATGAGCAAACTTGAGAAAATGTTTATATACCATCAAAAAGAAGAAATATACGCACACTCAGCGAAACAAATTAAATACTTGAATGACAGTGTTGAAGATTATTTAACGTATTTAAATGGCCGTTTTAGCAATATGATTCTAGGCCATAACGGCGACGGTATCAACGAAGTAAAAGACGCGCGTGTTGATAATACTGGTTATGATCATAAGACATTGCAAGATCGTTTGTATCATGATTATTCAACACTAGATGCTTTCACTAAAAAGGTTGAGAAAGCTGTAGATGAACACTATAAAGAATATCAAGCGACAGAATACCGATTTGAACCAAAAGAGCAAGAACCGGAATTCATCACAGATTTATCGCCATATACTAACGCAGTAATGCAATCATTTTGGGTAGACCCTAGAACGAAAATTATTTATATGACGCAAGCTCGTCCAGGTAATCATTACATGTTATCTAGATTGAAGCCCAACGGACAATTTATTGATAGATTGCTTGTTAAAAACGGCGGTCACGGTACACACAATGCATATAGATACATTGATGGAGAATTATGGATTTATTCAGCTGTATTGGACAGTAACAAAAACAACAAGTTTGTACGTTTCCAATATAGAACTGGAGAAATAACTTATGGTAATGAAATGCAAGATGTCATGCCGAATATATTTAACGACAGATATACGTCAGCGATTTATAATCCGGTAGAAAATTTAATGATTTTCAGACGTGAATATAAAGCTTCTGAAAGACAACTTAAGAATTCGTTGAACTTTGTTGAGGTTAGAAGTGCTGACGATATTGATAAAGGTATAGACAAAGTATTGTATCAAATGGATATACCTATGGAATACACTTCAGATACACAACCTATGCAAGGTATCACTTATGATGCAGGTATCTTATATTGGTATACAGGTGATTCGAATACAGCCAACCCTAACTACTTACAAGGTTTCGATATAAAAACAAAAGAATTGTTATTTAAACGACGTATCGATATTGGTGGTGTGAATAATAACTTTAAAGGAGACTTCCAAGAAGCTGAGGGTCTAGATATGTATTACGATCTAGAAACAGGACGCAAAGCGCTTTTAATAGGGGTAACTATTGGACCTGGTAACAACAGACATCACTCAATTTATTCCATCGGCCAAAGAGGTGTTAACCAATTCTTAAAAAACATTGCACCTCAAGTATCGATGACTGATTCAGGCGGACGTGTTAAACCGTTACCAATACAAAACCCAGCATATCTAAGTGATATTACGGAAGTTGGTCATTACTATATCTATACGCAAGACACACAAAATGCGTTAGATTTCCCGTTACCGAAAACGTTTAGAGATGCAGGTTGGTTCTTTGATGTACTGCCTGGTCATTATAATGGTGCGTTAAGACAAGTACTAACTAGAAACAGCACAGGTAGAAATATGCTCAAATTTGAACGTGTTATCGACATCTTTAACAAGAAAAACAACGGTTCATGGAATTTTAACCCACAAAGTGCTGGTTATTGGGAACATATCCCTAAGAGCATCACGAAATTGTCTGATTTAAAAATTGTTGGTTTAGACTTCTATATCACCACTGAAGAATCAAAACGTTTTTCTGACTTCCCTAAAGATTACAAAGGTATTGCAGGCTGGGTGTTAGAAGTAAAATCAAATACACCGGGTAACACAACACAAGTGCTAAGACGTAATAACTTTGCTTCTGCTCACCAGTTTTTCGTTAGAAACTTTGGTACTGGTGGTAATAGTGGTTGGAGCATAATAGAAGGTAAGGAGGTTGAATAATGGTAGTAGATAATTTTTCGAAAGACGATAACTTAATCGAGTTACAAACAACATCACAATATAATCCAATTATTGACACAAACATCAGTTTCTATGAATCAGATAGAGGAACTGGTGTTTTAAATTTTGCAGTAACTAAGAATAATAAGCCGTTATCAATCAGCAAACATAATGCGATGACTAGTATTGTGCTTAAGACGGATAACTTCGACGATGAACACGGCGCTTATATTAGTGATGAACTTACAATTGTTGATGCAATTAATGGACGAATGCAATACGTTATCCCAAACGAGTTCTTAAAATACACTGGTCGAGTACATGCGCAAGCATATTTTACTCAAAACGGTAGCAATAACGTAATTGTAGAGCGTCAATTTAACTTCAATATCCAGAATGATCTAATTAGTAATTTTGACGGTAAAACAAAGCTAGTTTATATCAAATCAATTCAGGACTTAACAGAAAGTGTTAAAGAAGAAGTTGAGGACTTAAAGAAAAGTTTAAGTGATACAAAATCGTTGGTTACTGAAATTGATAGTCGTATTAATCAAGGTATTCAAAGATTAGAAATTAAACAAAATGAAGCGGTACAGATGATTACAACAACACAAGACAAAGCCGTTCAATATATAAATAGCGAGTTCCAGAAAATTGTTGATAAAGAGCAAGCGATTTTTGAACGCGTTAACGAAGTTGAACAACAAATCAATGGCGCTGACCTTGTTAAAGGTAATTCAACAACAAATTGGCAAAAGTCTAAACTTACTGATGATTACGGTAAAGCGATCGAATCATCTGAACAGTCAATAGAAGCTGTTTTAAGACACGCTAACTCATCTATGATTATTCATATTACTAATGCAACAGATGCGCCAGAAAAGACGGATATAGGCACGTTAGAGAAGCCTGGACAAGATGGTGTTGATGACGGTTCTTCGTTCGATGAATCAACTTATACATCAAGCAAATCTGGTGTGTTAGTTGTTTATGTTGTTGATAATAATACTGCTCGTGCAACATGGTACCCAGACGATTCAAACGATGAGTACACAAAATACAAAATCTACGGCACATGGTACCCGTTTTATAAAAAGAATGATGGAAACTTAACTAAGCAATTTGTTGAAGAAACGTCTAACAACGCTTTAAATCAAGCTAAGCAGTATGTAGATGATAAATTCGGAACAACGAGCTGGCAACAACATAAGATGACAGAGGCGAATGGTCAATCAATTCAAGTTAACTTAAATAATGCGCAAGGCGATTTGGGATATTTAACTGCTGGTAATTACTATGCAACAAGAGTGCCGGATTTACCAGGTAGCGTTGAAAGTTATGAGGGGTATTTATCTGTATTCGTTAAAGATGATACAAATAAGTTGTTTAACTTCACACCTTATAACTCTAAAAAGATTTACACACGATCAATCACAAACGGCAGACTTGAGCCACAGTGGACGGTTCCTAATGAACATAAGTCAACGGTATTGTTCGACGGTGGCGCAAATGGTGTAGGTACAACAATCAATCTAACCGAACCGTACACAAACTATTCTATTTTGTTGGTAAGTGGAACTTATCCAGGTGGCGTTATTGAGGGATTCGGACTAACCGCATTACCTAACGCGATTCAATTGAGTAAAGCGAATGTAGTTGACTCAGACGGCAACGGTGGCGGTATTTATGAGTGCTTACTATCCAAAACAAGTAGCACTACTTTAAGAATAGATAACGATGTGTACTTTGATTTAGGTAAAACATCAGGTTCTGGAGCGAATGCCAACAAAGTTACTATAACTAAAATTATGGGGTGGAAATAATGAAAATCACAGTAAACGATAAAAACGAAGTTATCGGATTTGTTAATACTGGCGGTTTACGCAATAGTTTAGATGTAGATGATAACAATGTGCCTATTAAATTTAAAGAAGAGTTCGAACCTAGAAAGTTTGTTTTCACTAACGGCGAAATTAAATACAATAGCAATTTCGAAAAAGAAGACGTACCGAATGCATCAAACCAACAAAGTGCGTCAGATTTAAGTGATGAGGAACTTCGCGGAATGGTTGCGAGTATGCAAATGCAGATGACGCAAGTGAACATGTTGACAATGCAATTGACGCAACAAAACGCTATGTTAACACAACAGTTGACCGAACTGAAAACTAACAAAATAAATACTGAGGGGGACGTTTAAATGATGAAGATGATTTATCCAACTTTTAAAGACATTAAAACTTTTTATGTGTGGGGTTGCTATAAAAATGAGCAAATTAAGTGGTACGTAGACATGGGTGTAATCGACAAAGAAGAATATGCATTGATCACTGGTGAAAAATATCCAGAGGCAAGAGATGAAAAGTCACAGGTGTAATGCTTGAGGCTTTTTAATTTAACACAAAGTAGGTGGCGTAATGTTTGGATTTACCAAACGGCACGAACATGAATGGCGAATTAGAAGATTAGAAGAGAATGATAAAACAATGCTTAGCACTCTCAATGAGATTAAATTAGGTCAAAAAACTCAAGAGCAAGTTAACATTAAATTAGATAAAACTTTAGATGCTATCCAGAGGGAAAGACAGATAGACGAAAAAAATAAGAAAGAAAACGACAAAAATATACGCGATATGAAAATGTGGATTCTCGGTTTGATAGGGACTACCTTCAGTACGATTGTCATAGCTTTACTAAGAACTATTTTTGGTATTTAAAGGAGGTGATTACCATGCTTAAAGGGATTTTAGGATATAGCTTCTGGGCGTGCTTCTGGTTTGGTAAATGTAAATAACAGTTAAGAGTCAGTGCTTCGGCACTGGCTTTTTATTTTGATTGAAATGAGGTGCATACATGGGATTACCTAACCCAAAGACTAGAAAGCCTACAGCTAGTGAAGTGGTGGAGTGGGCAAAGTCGAATATTGGTAAGAGGATTAATATAGATAATTATCGGGGCAGTCAATGTTGGGATACACCTAACTTTATTTTTAAAAGATATTGGGGTTTTGTAACATGGGGCAATGCTAAGGATATGGCTAATTACAGATATCCTAAGGGTTTCCGATTCTATCGTTATTCATCTGGATTTGTACCGGAACCTGGAGACATCGCAGTTTGGCACCCTGGCAACGGAATAGGTTCGGACGGACACACCGCAATAGTAGTAGGACCATCTAATAAAAGTTATTTTTATAGCGTTGACCAAAACTGGGTTAATTCTAATAGTTGGACAGGTTCTCCAGGAAGATTAGTAAGACACCCTTATGTAAGTGTTACAGGCTTTGTTAGGCCTCCATACTCAAAAGATACTAGCAAACCTAGTAGTACTGATACAAGTTCAGCATCAAAAGCCAATGACTCAACAATTACTGGTGAAGCGAAGAAACCGCAATTTAAAGAAGTTAAAACAATAAAATACACTGCTTACAGCAATGTTTTAGATAAAGAAGAGTATTTCATTGATCATATAGTTGTAATGGGTGATGAACGCTCAGATATTCAAGGATTATATATAAAAGAATCAATGCATATGCGTTCTGTAGACGAACTGTATACGCAAAGAAATAAGTTTATAAGCGATTATGAAATACCGCATTTATATGTCGATAGAGAGGCTACATGGCTTGCTAGACCAACCAATTTTGATGACCCGCGTCACCCTAATTGGCTAGTTATTGAAGTATGTGGTGGTCAAACAGATAGCAAACGACAATTCTTATTGAATCAAATACAAGCGTTAATACGTGGTGTTTGGTTATTGTCAGGGATTGATAAAAACTTATCTGAAACGACGTTAAAGGTAGACCCTAATATTTGGCGTAGTATGAAAGATTTAATTAATTACGACTTGATTAAGCAAGGTATACCGGATAACGCAAAGTATGAGCAAGTTAAAAAGAAAATGCTTGAGACATACATTAAACGAGATATATTGACACGAGAAAATATAAAAGAAGTAACGACAAAAACAACAATAAGAATTAGTGATAAAACATCAGTTGACAGTGCGTCCACACGAGGCCCTACTCCATCAGACGAAAAACCAAGCATCGTTACTGAAACAAGTCCATTCACATTCCAGCAAGCACTGGATAGACAAATGTCTAGGGGTAACCCGAAAAAATCTCATACATGGGGCTGGGCTAATGCAACACGAGCACAAACGAGCTCGGCAATGAATGTTAAGCGAATATGGGAAAGTAACACGCAATGCTATCAAATGCTTAATTTAGGCAAGTATCAAGGCATTTCAGTTAGTGCGCTTAACAAAATACTTAAAGGAAAAGGAACGCTCGACGGACAAGGCAAAGCATTCGCGGAAGCTTGTAAGAAAAACAACATTAACGAAATTTATTTGATCGCGCACGCTTTCTTAGAAAGTGGATACGGAACAAGTAACTTCGCTAGTGGTAGATACGGTGCATATAATTACTTCGGTATTGGTGCATTCGACAACGACCCTGATTATGCAATGACGTTTGCTAAAAATAAAGGTTGGACATCTCCAGCAAAAGCAATCATGGGCGGTGCTAGCTTCGTAAGAAAAGATTACATCAATAAAGGTCAAAACACATTGTACCGAATTAGATGGAATCCTAAGAATCCAGCTACCCACCAATACGCTACTGCTATAGAGTGGTGCCAACATCAAGCAAGTACAATCGCTAAGTTATATAAACAAATCGGCTTAAAAGGTATCTACTTTATAAGAGATAAATATAAATAAAGAGGTGTATAAATGTACAAAATAAAAGATGTTGAAACGAGAATAAAAAATGATGGTGTTGACTTAGGTGACGTTGGCTGTCGATTTTACACTGAAGATGAAAATACAGCATCTATAAGAATAGGTATCAATGACAAACAAGGTCGTATCGATCTAAAAGCACATGGCTTAACACCTAGATTGCATTTGTTTATGGAAGATGGCTCTATATTCAAAAATGAGCCCCTGATTATCGACGATGTTGTAAAAGGGTTCCTTACCTACAAGATACCTAAAAAGGTTATCAAACACGCTGGTTATGTTCGCTGTAAGCTGTTTTTAGAGAAAGAAGAAGAAAAAATACATGTCGCAAACTTTTCTTTCAATATCATTGATAGTGGTATTGAATCTGCTGTAGCAAAAGAAATCGATGTTAAATTGGTAGATGATGCTATTACGAGAATCTTAAAAGATAACGCGACAGATTTATTGAGCAAAGACTTTAAAGAGAAAATAGATAAAGATGTTATTTCTTACATCGAAAAGAATGAAAGTAGATTTAAAGGTGCGAAAGGTGATAAAGGCGAACCGGGACAACCTGGTGCAAAAGGTGAAGCAGGTAAAAAAGGAGAACAAGGCGTACCCGGTAAAAACGGTACTGTAGTATCAATCAATCCTGACACTAAAATGTGGCAAATTGATGGTAAAGATACAGATATCAAAGCAGAACCTGAGTTATTGGACAAAATCAATATCGCAAATGTTGAAGGGTTAGAAGATAAATTGCAAGAAGTTGAAAAAATCAAAGATACAACTCTCAACGACTCTAAAATGTATACGGATACAAAAATTGCTGAACTAGTTGATAGCGCGCCTGAATCTATGAACACATTAAGAGAATTAGCAGAAGCAATACAAAACAACTCTATTTCAGAAAGTGTATTGCAACAGATTGGCTCAAAAGTTAGTACAGAAGATTTTGAGGGATTCAGGCAATCATTAAACAGTTTGTATGCAGATAAAAATCATAGTCATACAATCAAACAGATTGAAGGATTAGAAAATGCTTTATCAAAAAAATCAGACATAAATCACAGTCATGATGAACGTTATATTTTATCATCAAATGCTTTTACAAAAGAGGAAGCAGATAAACTTTATCAACCTATCGGTTCTTCGCAGCCGTCACTGAATATTTGGACAGGCAGTGAAACAGAATATAATTATTTGTATCAAAAAGACCCTAATACACTTTATTTAATTAAGGGGTGATTTTTATGGAAGGTAATTTTAAAAATGTAAAGAAGCTTATTTACGAAGGCGAAGAATATACAAAAGTATATGCTGGAAATATCCAAATATGGAAAAAGCCTTCATCTTTTGTAATAAAACCCTTACCTAAAAATAAATATCCGGATAGCATAGAAGATTCAACAGCAAAATGGACAATAAATGGAGTTGCACCTAATAAAAGTTATCAGGTGACAATAGAAAATGTACGTAGCGGTATAATGAGGATTTCGCAAACTAATTTAGGGTCAAGTGAATTAGGAATATCAGGAGTCAATAGCGGAGTTGCAAGTAAAAATATCAACTTTAGTAATCCTTCAGGGATGTTGTATGTCACTATAAGTGATGTTTATTCAGGATCTCCGACATTGACCATTGAATAATTTTAAACGACTAATTTTTAGTCGTTTTTTTATTTTGGATAAAAGGAGCAAACAAATGGATATTAACTGGAAATTGAGATTTAAAAATAAAGCGGTATTAACGGGATTGATTGGGGCATTATTGCTATTTATCAAGCAAGTTACAGATTTATTCGGATTCGATTTATCAACTCAATTAAATCAAGCCAGCGCGATTATAGGTGCTATCCTCACGCTACTTACAGGGATTGGCGTTATTACTGACCCAACGTCAAAAGGTGTTGCTGATTCATCAATAGCACAGACATATCAAGCGCCTAGAGATAGTAGCAAAGAAGAACAACAAGTCACTTGGAAAACTTCACAAGATACTAGCTTAACACCGGAATTAAGTACAAAAGCACCGAAAGAGTACGACACATCACAACCATTTACAGACACCTCTAATGAAATCGGTTTTGACGTGAACGAGTATCATCACGGAGGTGGCGACAATGCAAGCAAAATTGACTAAAAAAGAGTTTATAGAGTGGTTGAAAACTTCTGAGGGAAAACAATTTAATATCGACCTTTGGTATGCATTTCAATGCTTTGATTATGCTAATGCTGGTTGGAAAGCTTTGTTTGGATTACTCCTAAAAGGTGTAGGCGCAAAAGATATTCCGTTCGCTAACAACTTCGACGGATTAGCTACTGTATACCAAAATACACCGGACTTCTTAGCACAACCTGGCGACATGGTGGTATTCGGTAGCAACTACGGTGCTGGATATGGTCACGTTGCATGGGTAATTGAAGCAACTTTAGATTACATCATTGTATATGAGCAGAATTGGCTAGGCGGTGGCTGGACTGACGGAATCGAACAACCCGGCTGGGGTTGGGAAAAAGTTACAAGACGACAACATGCTTATGATTTCCCTATGTGGTTTATCCGTCCGAATTTTAAAAGTGAGACAGCGCCACGATCAGTTCAATCTCCTACACAAGCACCTAAAAAAGAAACAGCTAAGCCACAACCTAAAGCAGTAGAACTTAAAATCATCAAAGATGTGGTTAAAGGTTATGACCTACCTAAGCGTGGTAGTAACCCTAAAGGTATAGTTATACACAACGACGCAGGGAGCAAAGGGGCGACTGCTGAAGCATATCGTAACGGATTAGTAAATGCACCTTTATCAAGATTAGAAGCGGGCATTGCGCATAGTTACGTATCAGGCAACACAGTTTGGCAAGCCTTAGATGAATCACAAGTAGGTTGGCATACCGCTAATCAAATAGGTAATAAATATTATTACGGTATTGAAGTATGTCAATCAATGGGCGCAGATAACGCGACATTCTTAAAAAATGAACAGGCAACTTTCCAAGAATGCGCTAGATTGTTGAAAAAATGGGGATTACCAGCAAACAGAAATACAATCAGATTGCACAATGAATTTACTTCAACATCATGCCCTCATAGAAGTTCGGTTTTACACACTGGTTTTGATCCAGTAACTCGCGGTCTATTGCCAGAAGACAAGCGGTTGCAACTTAAAGACTACTTTATCAAGCAGATTAGGGCGTACATGGATGGTAAAATACCGGTTGCCACTGTCTCTAATGAGTCGAGCGCTTCAAGTAATACAGTTAAACCAGTTGCAAGTGCATGGAAACGTAATAAATATGGTACTTACTACATGGAAGAAAGTGCTAGATTCACAAACGGCAATCAACCAATCACAGTAAGAAAAGTGGGGCCATTCTTATCTTGTCCAGTGGGTTATCAGTTCCAACCTGGTGGGTATTGTGATTATACAGAAGTGATGTTACAAGATGGTCATGTTTGGGTAGGATATACATGGGAGGGGCAACGTTATTACTTGCCTATTAGAACATGGAATGGTTCTGCCCCACCTAATCAGATATTAGGTGACTTATGGGGAGAAATCAGTTAGAATGACATAGTCATGTCTATTTGAGCAGGTGCGTTACATACCTGCTTTCTATTTACATTTAAAGATAAAATGTGCTATTATTTTACTAGAACTTTTTAACATTTCTCTCAAGATTTAAATGTAGATAACAGGCAGGTACTACGGTACTTGCCTATTTTTTATGATATAATGTAATTACATTACCAGTAACCAATCTGGCTTAAAACCACATTTCCGGTAGCCAATCCGGCTATGCAGAGGACTTACTTGCGTAAAGCAGTAAGAAGCTGACTGCATATTTAAACCACCTATACTAGTTACTGGGTGGTTGTTTTTTATTTTAATGATTGACATATTAATAGTGGTTGGATTACTATTTAAATATAAACGACAACGCCCCCACCCCTTTTTAGGCAGACAAGTTCTGACGTGGGGGTATTTTTTGTGTTCGTTTATATGTTCGGTCTACCTCTTTTTGTGTAAGTTGTGTATTATATATGTAATTGTGCTAATTAATCGGAGGATAGATATGGTGAAAATATTAACAGAGATTACGAGTAGAGTCGGTAATGGTGTAACAACACCGTATTATGCAATGATAGACTCTTTGGCTGTAGTAGTTAAATCGATTAACAATAACGAAGGGTTTTATGCTTTATTCAATGAAGCAGTAGGTTATTTTATTGCAGAGAGGTTAGACTTTTCACATCCTGATTTTGGATTTGCACAGTATAAATCTGATTTAACGATAAATCGCATACCAAATGATTCGAGTTTCAATGACAAGGAAATATTTACATATACTGTTTTAGAAAATTCAGTTATACACATAGAAGGACCAGGTATGATTAATACAATTGATAATAAAGATATTATTGAATTGATAATATTTGATTCATTCATATCTAATACAGACAGAAATAAAGGTAACATATTAATTAAAATGCCTAAAAAAGGACAAAAAGCCAAGTTATTCCCTTTGGATTATACACATATTTTTCCAGGTGAATGCATTTGGTTTGATGTTTTAAAAAGAGGGAATCCATCGATAGAAAAAATGGTAGAAGATGTTTTTCAAACTGGAAACTATCAATTGTTATTAGAAAATAAAAGTTTTGACCCTATAGAGATACGAAAAATCGGCTATGAAATTAAGAAAAAATTAGTGAATATTGACATGGATGATATAATCAGTTCTATGCCTAATGAAATTAGTGTTGGTCATTCAAAACAAGATATTTACTTGTTGAAAAAGTTTATCGAAAGAAATATTAGTGAATTTGATGATATAATAGAAGAAATAACGAAACATTTAGTGAGGTGATGAAAAGTGTATAAAGTAAAGTATTCAAGTTTTAACTACTATCCAGATATTCTATTGATTTCTAATATTGCTGTAGGTGTTATTTTTCAAATAGAAGGTAATAATGGTTATTATGCAAATGAATTCAATCTAATGCAAAGAAAAAACAAACTTTTTAGTTTTGACGAAGAGCTTGACAAAGATTTTACAAAAATGTTTTTAAAATCGATAAGGGAAAACTTTCTTAATTTTAAAGGTGAAATAAAAGAATTCACTAGATTCTATGTAAATAATTTTAAATTTACTAATATACAAATTAGAAACTTTGATAGTCTAGATGAAGCTAAAGCATTTATAGAAGATACTACGAAATACATTTTGCATCCTACTCAAGAAGCTGGAAATAAAATGACTGAAGCAGAAAAGAGGGAATATATAAATAACTATTTACTTAAGACTTTTAGCACTGTGCAAAAATCTTATGTATTCAAAGGTGCCAAAAACCGAGATAAAATAACTGTTGATTTTATGGTTGAAGACCATACAGGAAAAAAAATAGGTTATAAAGTTATAAATAATTCTCCTCAAGCGCTATTTAACATTAGATCTTATGTAGCTCATGCATGGTTTAATAAAGAAAATCTCACATTTATTATGGATGATGATATGGAAAGCGAGCAAAGATACGTGAATAGTTTAACTAGAGAATTCAACAATGAAGCAGAGATAAACGCTATATTAAAAAAAGATTTAGTTACACAATAA